CTGTTCGGCCTGACGACGCCGAAGATTCAGTCGCTGAACATGACGATCACGAACAACGTGCGGCCCATGCATCAGTGGGGCTCAAATTCGCCGTTCGGCCTCGGCCTTGGGCTGTTCGACGTATCCGGCCAGGTGTCGTTCTACTTCTCCTCATCGACCGACTACTCGACGTTCACGACGCGGCAGACCGCGCAGACGCTGGCCTTCACGATCGGATCGACCACCAGTTTCAAGGACACGATCAGCCTTGGAAACTGCGACGTGTGGAACCCGGATGTGTCCGATCCCGGCGCCAGCGGCGACCACTTGGTGACGCTCAACTTCATGGCTCGCTACTTCGCCACCGACACGGCGGCCATGAAGATCACGCGCAACGTCGCCTAACCCAGCAGAGGACCGTGGAATGGAAAAGTACATCATCGAAGCGAATTTTCATGTCTTCGTCGCGCAGGGCGAAGGCGTGAACGAAAAGAAGGCGGTCTATTCCAAAGGAATGGTCGTCGAAGAGTCCGAAATCCCCGCAGGCCAGTCAGCCGACGACTGGATCGCCAAGGGGCTTGCAAAGGCGGCTTAGACCGCCCCAGCGGCGCCTTATCGGCCCGCGATCCTCGATCCCCCGTCGTCGGTCGGCGGCGGGGGATCACCTCACCGACCGGAGGAACTATGTCTGACTATTCATTCGACAACATCGACACGCTCAAACGGGACCGAAGCATCGAAGGCGAGATCGGCACCGAAATCGGCCTGCCTGGCGGCATCACGCTGCGCGTGCTGGCGGCGTCCGACGCAAATCCCCGTTGGCGCAATCGCAGTGACGAGATCACCGCAGAACTCAACAGGCTTCGCAACGCCAGAGCGCCGAACGAACGGACAAGAAAGTATCTGTCTACGATCTTCTCGCAGACGATCGTAATCGGCTGGAGCGGCGTTAAAAGCCATGGCGTGGAAATCCCGTTTTCGGCGGAAGCCTGCGCGGCGTTCCTGCTGCAGGCCGACGATGCCTACGCGGCTGTTGAGGCCGTGATCTGGGATACGAAGAACTTCCGAAACGTTCGGATCGAGGCCACAGTTGCTGCGGTGGGGGAATCCTAAGCTGGGATAACACCAATAGCGCCAAGCTGAAAGGCTGGCGCGACGCCGCCGACAAAGGCCACGAATGGGCCGTCGATGCGCTGTTATCTCGGCCAATCCTGCCGGCTGATGCGGTCCAGTACTGGGCCGCTTTCCTCACGCTGGCCCGCGACCGGCCGCATGAATCAATCAGCATGGGCATGGGCGGCGGTCTTTCTTTGCCGCGTCCAGTGCCGATTGAAACCATAAGACGCGAGGCGGTGCGCCTGGGCTACCAGGCGGACGGGCTCGAGGACTTCGTCACCATCGTCGCACGGATCGATGACTTGTTCGTCGAGGCGGAAGTGCGACGCATCGCCGAAGAGGCGCGGGCCGCTGCCGTGCGGTCTCGCGCCAATAGCTGACGGGTGATCCATGGCTGAAGAAACCAAGATCATTCGCATAATCGTAGACTCGTCTCGGGCTGTTGATGGATCTGCCGCCGCGACGCGAGCATTGCAGAACCTGCAGCAGTCCGCCGCGTCGATCGATACGGCCATGTCGCGCATGGAGGGATCACTCGGCCGCATTGGCGGCTATATGAAAGCGAATCTTGCCCTCATGGCTGCGGAGATCGCCGCCCGCTTTGTCCAGATGGGAAAAGATGCATTCAACGCGGTGGCGGGTCTTGATGAGCTTTCTGAACAGCTTGGCGTAACGACCAAGTTCCTTCAGGGGGCGCAGTTCGCGGCGGTGCAAAGCGGCGTTAAGCTGGAGCAGCTGGAAACCGGCTTTAGCAAGTTCAGCCAGAAGATGGGCGAGGCGGCCAACGGGGCGAAGGACATGGTCGAGGCGCTCAACGCGCTCGGCGTCAAGAACCTCGATGTTGCCGGCAAGCTGCGTCCAACCGAAGCGCTGATGCAGGATGTTGCGGAGGCTATTCTCAAGATCGACGAGCCGGCAAAGCGCGCAGCCGCCGCAGTAGACTTTTTTGGCAAGGCCGGCACGCGGATGCTGCCGATGCTGGCTGATATTGCCGCAGGCGCAGATACCATGGCGCAGAAGGCGGCGGCGGCCGGCGCCATGATTGACGACAAGACGATAAAGGCGCTGGACAAGCTGGCCGACAGTTCTGAGGTTGCGGCCCTGCGTTGGCGCGCGATGGCGGCGACCTTGGGCGAGCCGATCGCGACCTGGGCGATGGAAAAGATCAATTCGATTCTGGAAAGCGTCCTGAAGAACCTCGATCGGGTAAAGGAGTTGGAGGCGACGAAAGGCAGCCGCGCGCTGCAGAATGACGCCCAGAACCTCGACGAACAGATCGCCGCGCAACAAGGTCTGCTGAAGATCAATCCGAACAACAAGATGGCGCAGTCGAGCATCGCGGCGCTGGAGAAGCGCAAGCAGGCGGCGACGGACGCGGCGAACGCCGAGATCGCGCAGCGCGCCACGGCGCTGATGGTCAGTGGTTCGTTCACTCCGACAGAGCCTCTCGCTGCGCCTGGCGTGTCCACGTCAAGCATCAAAGGCGCCGGCCAAGCAGAAGCCGACAAGATCGCCAAACTGATCGGTGACACAAAACTCGACCTAGAGGCGGCTAACGCATACGCCGCAGCCAGCGAGCGCGGAGCGCGTGCCGTTGCCGATCTTGAGGTCCACTTCAAGGCGTTAAAGGCTGCCCAAGATGCTTATGGCAAGACAGCTGAGCAGAACGCAGGCCAGGTTGCAGCGCTGACGGCGACGATCGAAGCGCAGATGAAGGCGACAGATCGCGCCAAGAACCTCAAGGAATTTAACCTCGGCACGGAGGACCTGGAACGGTCAAACCAACTGCTTGAGGTAGAAAACGCACTGATAAATGCGTCAACTGAAACACGAGCGCGCGAGATTGCGCTTATAAAACTGAAGAACGAAGTCCAGAGCAAAGGGCTGGATGAAAGTAATGAGCTTGAGAAAGCCGCTATTGATCGGCGCTCTAATGCAATCACACAAAACGAGCGGCTGAAGGCGCAGGGCGAAGAACTAAAGAAGGCCAACGAACTCTGGACTGCGCCGCTGAAAAGCGCGCTGGAAAGCATCCAGCGAACCGGCGCGGACGCTTTCGAGCAGATGCTGACCAGCGGCAATTTTACTTTTCAAAGCCTGGGCGACACTTTCAAGAAAATCGTTATTCGCATGGCCGCCGAGTTCATGGCGCTGGCTACGATCCGGCCGGTGATGAGCGTTATTGTCAATGCCGTGTCGCCGTCGATGGGGGCGAGCCTGGGCTATGGCGGGGCGAACGGCGGCATGGGCGGTATGCAGATGCCGGGCGGTGGTTTTGGCGGCATGCAGATGCCGGGCGGTGGTTTTGGCGGCATGCAGATGCCGGGCGGCATGGGCGGCATGGAACTGCCGTCGTGGCTGGGTGGCGGATCGGTTTCAGAGTTTTTCGCGCAGCCGGTCGGCTCCTTGTTCTCCTCTGCCTCTGCCGCGCCGGCCGGCGGTTTTGCAGATGTCGGCGCTTTGCTGGCAAGCGGGAACACGGGCGCCAGTGCTGCCGCTACCGGCGCGACATCAGTCGGAAGCGCGCTGGGTGCCGGCCTCGGCATCGGCATGGGGGCTTATCAGGCGATCACAAGCAAGTCGCTGGGTGGTACGCTGGGCGGCATCGGTACGATGATCGGGTCTGGCATGATGTTGATTCCGGGCATGCAGATTCCCGGCATGATCGTCACTGCTTTGTCTGCGATCCTGCCCAGCATCATCGGCGAGCCCGACACGCGCACGCACAGCAGCACGAACGCCTCGCTGCGATACGGCAGCGGCAGTTGGTACACGACCGGCGGCGCTTACGGCGCAAACGCCAATTCGGGACAGTCAGAAAGCGCGCTGCGCGGCACCACGGCAGGCATCGACTCAGTCTTTGGCCTCATGGGTGGCGTGAAGGACGCATCGAAAGTCTGGGGGCTGAACCTCAACAGCTGGACCGCGCAGGGCAAGGACTGGTCCTACACGTCTCGCGACACATCTCTGGTCGATCCGACGACGGGCAGCCAGGAGGCCTGGCGGATGAACATGGGCGATATGATGGACACAGGCGCCGCGCAGGTGGCTATCCGGTCGATCCTGTCTGGCGCCGTTGGCGAAATCTCCGCGACGATGAAGACCGCGCTGGAGTCCATGCGCGCCGCTTCCATGGGCATCAAGGAGACCGCTGAAAGCATCGTCTTTGTCGATGAAGTCTATGAGCGACTCGGCAAAGGCGCGCTGACTGTCAGAACTCAGTTCCGGGAACTGGAGCAGCAGTTTAGCAGCATGACAGACAAGGCGACGAAGCTCGGGCTTGCCCTGGCGCCGATCGAGGCCGAGCAGGCGAAGCAAACGAAGCGCGTGGCGCAAGACTTCTTGGACAGCATGCTGGATCCGCTGGCCGTGCAGCTGCGCGCCCTGAACGACGAGCGCACGCAGTCTCTCGCGAACGCAGAGTACATACGCGACAACGTCAAAGATGTTTATGTTGATATGACGCGGATCGCGGAATACTGGACGAAGAAGGAAACAGACCTGCGCGAGCAGTTCTATGCTGGGTCTGTTTCCAGTCTGCAGGCGCTGCTGCAGAAACTGACCTATGGCGACCTGGCGAACGCATCGCCCGATACCACGCTGTCTGGTACACGCGGCACTTATTCCGCAACATTGGCGCAGTCCAAGGCTGGCAGCGGAATGGCGACCAGCAACCTCGCCGGCTATGCCGAGTCCTACGCCAGCGCAGCGCGCAGCTATTTCGGAAGTTCGCCGGAATATGCGGCGATCGTCGAGCAGATCAGGCGAGACCTCGAGGAGCGCGTCGGCGCGAACGGCAGCGGCACGGCCAGCGCCAACAGCGCCACGAACGAAGCGACGAACGCAGTGCTGCAGTCAAACGCGGAACTGCGAGCAATGGTGAGCGATCTTGTCTCGCGGCTCTCGGCCACCAACGATGCTCTGGCCGCGGCTACAGCACAGATCCAGCGCAGAGCCTGATCCGTGGCTGAGAGCGTTTACCTCCGCAGCGGGCCACCGTATCCGCTGGCGACGATGCCGCGCGCCCAGGCGCGGGCTTTTCTGCTGTATGTCGGCGTGGATCCGGTCAATTTTGGCGCCTACGAGGGGCAGGGGTATCTGCTGGCGTTGACGCCGTTTGATGCCGCGCAGGCGCTGGATATTGTCGGCCCACCGTATCCGTGCGGGATGATGCCAAGGCGTAAGGCGCGGACGACCGTGAGCCAGGGTAAGGCGGTGACGATCTACCCGGCCGCGACAGGTAACGCCGCTCGCTCGTCGGCCAACAACGACACTCCAGCGGCAACCTGGGTGCCGGGCAAGCTGTCCGGCGCGTTCAATTATGAAATCAGCATATTCAGTGGCGGTGACCCGACGCAGGGAGGCACCTCGACTGTCGGTATCCTGGAACTGATCGATCCAGACGGCGAGCTGGATAGCCTGCGAACGCTTGGGTGGGATGGCGCTCCAGTGGAACTCAGGCGCGGCACTCCGGAGGCTGCGTTTAATTCATATTCGACAGTCGCCAGGCTATCGACTGCCGGTCTGCGCTACAGCACCAGAAAAAAGGAAGTGCTGCTGCGTGACCTGGCCTGGCAGCTGACGCAGGCGGAACTGCACGGCCAGCGCTACGGCGGCACGGGTGCTGCAGATGGCGACGCCGCCCTTGTCGGCATCATCAAGCCGATCGTGCTGGGCGAGGTGTTCAACATCACGCCGACCCTGATCAACGCGAACAGCCTGATTTATCAGGTCTCCTGTACGTCGGTGTTAACCGTCGATTCCGTCAAGGATGGCGGCGCGGCGCTGGCGGCGACAACTGATTACCCGACCTATGCAGCACTGGCGGCGGCTGTGATCGCGCCGGGCTATTTCGGCACATGCAACGCGCTCGGCTTGTTCAAGATCGGCGCTGCGCCCGTCTACATCATCACCGCCGACGTTCGCGGTGACAACGACACGATCAACGGCATCGCCTATCCGCACACGCGGGCATCGATCGCGCGCCGCATCGCCACTGGTCGCGGCAATATCCGGCTGAGCGATCCCGCAAATATTGATTCGTCCTCTTTTGAATATCTTGAGCAGTATCAAAGCGCGACGCTCGGCTATTTCTGGAATTCGGATATCACCAAGGCGGACGCACTGTCGGAGGTGATGGCGGGGTGCCTGGGCTGGTGGACGGTGCGTTTGAGCGGGCAGCTGGCTGTTGGGCAACTGGAAGACCCGTCCGCCGCCGCGCCTGTATTCTCGCTGGCCTACCCATCCGCCGCGATGGCTGGAGAATCCCGCGTCGATGAACCGGCGATGACGGACTACAGGCCGCCGCGGCGATCAACGCTGATGGGATGGGCAAGGAACTACACACCTCTATCGACCAATCAGATCGCCGGTTCCATCGCTGTAACGCCGACTTTAAACGCGATCTACCAGCAAGCGTCGCGATACACGACGAGCGAAGATCTCTGGGTCGCTGCAGGCTATCCGTCGTCGCCGGTTGTTTCCGTCTCCGGAGGCTTCGTCTCTGAGTCAGCTGCAGCACTCGAGGGCAATCGCCAGATGCGCCTGCTGCGAACGCGCCGCGATGTGTTTGAGGTGCCGGCAGTCCTGGACCCGTTTGGCGACTATGCCGGCCGCATAATCGGCATAACCGACGCGCAGCGGCTTGGGCTGGCCGCCTCCTGGCGAGGTTTCTGTTTCGGGGTTGCCGTCAACGGTGGCGCAAAGATCACTCTAAAATTGTGGGGTTAAGATGCCGCATCAAATACTCGACCGTGTGCAGGAATACACGACCAGCACCGGGACCGGCTCTCTCACGCTGGCCGGCGCCGTGACCAAGATGGTCACGCTGTCGTCTCAGGGCTGCGCGACCGGCGACACATTCTGGGGCTTGATCGAGCATACGACGGCTGCCGAGTGGGAGATTGCGCTTTGCACCTATACCAGCACCGGCGCCGGCAGCATCACGCGCGCCACGCCGCTGAAGTCGTCGAACGCCAACGCGGCCGTCAATTTCTCGGCGGGCACAAAGACCGTTTCTCTCGTGCCACCAGCCGCCGCATACGCCCTGTTGGGATCAATCGAGAAGATTGCCACGCCAGCAATCGTCGCGGGCGCGCTCTCCTTCGACCTGTTCGCCGGTCAGGTGCAGAAGGTCGCCCTGAACGCCAGCGTTACGACGATCTCCTTCGCCAACGTGCTGGCAGGGTTTGCCTTGGGCTTCACGGTGGAGTTCACCGCAGACGGCACCGCGCGAACGGTGACCCAGCCGGGCAGCGTTACGCTGCTGAACGGCACCTACACGCCGTCCAGCACCAACGGCAAGCGCGACCTACTCACCTATTCGACGCTCGACGGCGGCACGACGTGGCTGATGTCGATCGTCGCGCAGAATTACTGAGAGGCTGCGTATGAGCTCGATTGCTTCCCGTATGGCGAAAACAGCGTCTCCATTCGCCAGAACAAATCTGTGGGCATCGGCAGTCGCCGCGGCTGGCGGAACGGTATCGGCCGGTCGGTTCTCCGTCGTCGCAACATTCATCGCCGCAGAAATGGCGTCCGGTGCCTGGTGGAGAACCGACGACTACCAGGGGCTTTGGGCCGAGAGCGCCGCGCAGTCGCTCACGTCGATCAAGCAACGTCGGCTTGCGACGGCAACCAACTCACCGACCTTCACGGCCGACCGTGGGTATACCTTCAACGGGACAACAAACTACATCGACACCGGCTTCACGCCGGGCACCCACGCAGTGTCAATGGCGACGACTTCCGTTCACATCGAAACCTACGAGAGAGTCGATCCGGGGACCAACTCTGTTTCCGTTGGATGCAGTTCAAGCGGAAGTCGTGCCTTGTCGATCCGTCCGCGTGTAGCTGGCAATGCATCAGTGTCTGCAAACGCTGGGGCGGCTACTTATACGCTGCCGGTTTCAACCAGCCTCGGTATGACGCAGACTGGTCGAAACGGGCCGCTCGTTACAGACGTTTATGGTGCCAAGAATGGTGTAGATATGACAAGGACGACTGATCCCGCCGCTGCCGGTGCTTCGCTGCCTGTCGATCCGATAGCTATTGGCTGTCTGTATAGCAGCGGTGTTGCTCAGTCCTTCCGAGCAGCTAGCGTTGGATTCGTTGCGTATGGTGCCGCCCTCAACGGGACCCAGCGCCTCGCTCGTTACAACAACGTCCAAGCGTGGGCGACTGCGGTAGGAGCACAGGTCTAATGGCGATGTTCATCCTTCTGTCTGCCGCCGAGGCCGACCAGGTGCGCGGTCGCTCGTCGATCCAGCCAACGTGCGAGTTACAGCCGGTCGCTCTTACTGACGGGCGTTATATTCTGGGCGTTGAGGTAATCAACGACGAAGCGCACGCCGCCCATTGGCCGCTGCTGGCCAGCCTCCCGCAAAGCGAATGGTCAAAGATCGAAACACTGATTCCGGTCGGCGAGGAGTGATCTAGATGCCGGGCTATCCCGCTTCCTATGGCGCTCTCCCCATAGGCGCGGCGCCTTATGCCGCGCCTGCGACAGCAGCACCGGCAGCCATGTTGCTGTTGTCTCCCAAAGAGTCAGACGCGGCGACGATTGCGGCGGGCTCGCAGGTCACAAGCCTGCCTGCCGCCAACCTGCAGACGATGCAGCCGAAAAAAGTGTGGCGCAGCGCGAGCGCCAGCGATTACCTGAACATCACATTCCCGACGCCTATCGCCGCCAACATGCTGGCGCTCGTCGGCCACAACTTGAGCTCTATGGGCGTCTATCGCGTGCGCCTGGCGGCGTCTTTGGCCGCCACCGTCTCTGCGCCACTGGTGGACACTGGATATCAAAGCGTGTGGCCGGCGACCGGAAAGCCCGTCGCGGAAAACTGGCCGCGCCGGCTGTCGGTGCTTACGTGGTCAAACAACGCCGAGTGCTTGTGCGCCCGCGTCGATATTGCCGACCCCGATCCCGCCAACACCTATGTCGAGGCTGGTCGCCTGGTGCTTGGCCGCTACTGGCAGCCGACGACAAATTTCGACATTGCCGGCGTGCCGCTGGGCTTCGACCAGATCGATATCCAGACGCGAACGGACTACGGCGAGATATTTACCGATCGCCGCCAGCGGTCGGCGGCCCGCCGCATGTCGCTGCAGATCAGCGCGGCCGACAAGCGCGAGACGCTGGACGGCGTAGCAGAAATACAACGTCTTCGCGGCGGCCATGGTGACGTGATCGCCGTGCTTGATCCCAACGCAACGACAGACTTTCACCGTTTCTCGATGCAGGGCGTTTTCACAGCGCCACAGGAACACCAGATCGTGCCGCAATTCTCAGGCGGCGATGTGATGTTCACCGTTTCATTCCCGATCCGCGAAGTAATTTAGGAGCGCGCATGTTTGCCGACCGCACACTTTACGCCAGCAGCGTTATCGGAACCGGGCCGTACACACTGACGGCGGCAGTCGGATCTTTCAAAAGCTGGCGCTCTCAGTTCGCGGACCTATCGACGGTATTTTATTGCGCCGAGAATAGTGACGGCACGATCTGGGAGATCGGCTACGGCACGCTGACCTACGGATCGCCAGATACCATCTCAAGGACGCTGGTGTCGTCCAGCACCGGCTCTTTGATTGCATGGGTGGGCGCTGATGCGCCGATCTATGTGTTTTCGATTCCCACCGCGGCTGCACTGGAACACGCACTGTTCCCACTGTCAGCGTCGCGCCCGGCCTGGCTGCAGGCGAGCGGTAGGTGGATCGACTACAGCCTGGGGCTCACTGTCACCTGGATCAAGAATCTGTGGACGGGATCGGCAAACATCGAAGAAGGCCGGGTGGATATTGCAAAGGGCATCTACATTCCGAGCCCGCGCAGGGCGTGGACCGCTGTCGGGGCGGCAAACAAAACAGTGGCGGCGGCCGACATCGGCGGTGTTTTCACGCAGGACAATGCCGCCGCCGATCGCACCTTCACATTGCCGGCGAGCGGTGCCGCTGGTGTGGGACACGGCTTCAAGGTCGGCGGCCTCGGCCTGACCTCTGGCGGGCAGTACGGCATTGTCCTGACGCCGGCCGCTACAGACGGCATCGAGGGCGGCGCAGACGCAGCCACGCTCCGGGTCCTCGGCGGTGTGCGCTTCGATGTCGAATGGGATGCGCCCGGCGACACCTGGCGGGTGACCTACCTCAACACCGTGCCGACCGTGTGGAGCGGCCGTCGCCAGGTCGTGGCGGCCGGTCCTGTCAGCACGGCGGGGCTTCCGACCTTCCTGCCCTCGACCAACGGCGCGCTCAGCCTGACGATGCAGAACGTCACCGCGACGGCTCGCTTCGTTGCTACGGCGGCCAACGGCTGGGATTGGCAGGGGCGTCCCAACGATCGCGTCGGCGTCTCTCTCACGAACCTGCAATGGACGGGTCTCACCGCCAGCCGCGCCGCCGCCACGCCAAACTTCCTCTATGTGACGGTCAACGCGGACGGGACGTTGACCACAGGCTCCACGATCCTCGCGCCGGTCTATCAGCACGGCGGCACCCCGGCGACGACCAGCGGGCAGTACACCTTCAACATCGCCGAAATGCGCGGCTATTTCGGCAACGGCTCGACCGCGCCGGAAGCCTTCGTGGTCTTTGTCGGCGAGGCGGCGACCGATGGGACGGGTGTGATCTCGACGGTCGCCTATGCCTACAACGGGCGGTATGAGTCAGCCCTGACGGCCACGTTGCCCGCGGCTTACACGGCGACCGCTGTGAGCCACAACATTGGCGAAATCCCGCGCATTGCGGACTGGCGCGTGCGCTGCACCACCACGGAGTATGGCTACGCGGTTGGTGATGAAATATCTTCGACCTACATGTATGGCAGCGATGGATCGGTCAATGTGCCGTTTCAAATGTCAGCGTCCAAACTCAGCCTCAGCGTCCTCATCCAGACGTATGTGTCGTCGAATCACAAGACGACCGGCGCTCGCAGCGATCTTACGCGCGCTTCGTGGAGCTACCGCTTCGTCGCAGATCGCGGCTGGGGCTGATGGGTGTTGAGACGTGCCGTCGGACAGAGGAGGTCATGCTGACATGACGCCAGAAGAACGCGACCGCCTTACCCGGCTCGAGCAGCGCGTCGAGGGATTGGATGCATGGATGAAATCCATCAACACGAAGCTCGACGAGGTGCGAACCGCGGCTCATATGGGCGCCGGCGCGTGGTGGATCATCCTGCGGCTCGGCGCCGTGGTGGTCGCCATATCGGCCGTGTTCGCCTGGTTGTTCGATCGCTGGCCGCACAAGTGAGGAATGCATGATCGACTATCAGTCAGCAGCCGACCAGATCGGCGTCGAGGTTGCCGCCGTGCAGGCCATCGCCGAGGTCGAGAGCAGCGGCCAGGGCTTCCGGGACGGCCTGCCCATCATCCGCCTCGAGGCGCACTGGTTCGGCAAGCTCACCGGCTACCAGTTCAACGATAGTCATCCGCATATCTCGTGCCGCGCCTGGACGCCTGCGCTCGCCGCCCGCAACCAAAGCGAGGCGTGGGTGCAGTTCGACGAAGCCGCGTCGCTGGACGAGGGCGCGGCCATTCAGGCGACCAGCTGGGGCGCTTTTCAGATCATGGGCTTCCACTGGCGCACGCTGGGCTATGACAGCCCGCAAGCGATGCGCGAGGCGATGGCAACCGACGACGGGCAGCTCGACGCATTCGTGCGCTTCGTGAAGGCCGACGCGGTGCTGGTCGATGCCGCGCGCCGAACGGACTGGCACGCCTTTGCCGCCCGCTACAACGGGCTGGGGCAGGTCGATCGCTACGCCGGCCTGATGGCTGCGGCCTACGAGAGGCACGCCTGATGCCGCTCATTCCATTGCTGCTCGGCCTCGCGCCGACCGTCGCCTCGTGGATCATGGGCGACAAGGCCGGCGTCGCCGCGGCCAAGATCACCGGCATCGCGCAGGACATCCTGGGCACGTCGGACGCTGCCGGCATCGAGCGGGCGATCTCCGCCGATCCCAATCTCGCGCTTCAGTTCAAGATGGCTGTGCTGCAGGCGGAAGCCGACGCGCGGAACCACGAAGCCCAGATGAACCGGCAGGCGCTTGAGGAACTCAACAGCCGCATCGCCGACGTGGCCAGCGCTCGCAGCCAGACCGTCGAGCTTGCCAAGGCCGGCAGCGCGATCGCCTGGGGCTCGCCCATCGTGAGCGTGCTGGCGATCGTCGTGTTCGCTGGATTCGTCTACATGCTGTTCGTCGCGAAGACGATTCCCGAGGGTATGAAGGAGGCCTTGTTGCTTCTCGGCGGCTCGGCGGCCACCGGATACGGCATGGTCCTGTCCTACTGGCTGGGCAGCAGCTCGGGCTCGGCGCAAAAGACGGCGGCGCTGGAGAAGGTGGCAGCGGGCCGCTGACCATGACGGCCGTGCTGCTGATCGCCGCCGCGGTGCTGGTGCTGGCCGCGCTGGCCTGCACCTGGGCGTGGCTGATCTGCCTCGGTCGCGGCCTCGAGCGGCTGGCGGCACGACCGGCCGCGATCTTCGCCGTGGTCCTGTTCGTGCTGGCTGCGCTGTCGGCCTGCGTCGCGATCATTTGAATATGCGCTGAGGCGCACACGAGGTTGGCGTCTGGATTCGTCCGGAGCCGACATGCCCGTCTTGGGCGTTTCCTCCCTAAACTGCCCGTCCCGGTCCACGCCGGGGCGGGCGCTTTTTCGTTTCAGGGCGAACCGCCCACCCGCGCCAGCCGTTTGCCCGCCAGGTGGCCGCCGTCCGGTCCGGACGCACTCCGGGGCCTCCGGACGGGATCGCGCCTGGCGGGCAGATTTCCGGGGGTGGCGGTGGTGTGATAAGGGAGGCCGCGAAGGGCGAAAACCGGAACCGAGTCCCCAACAGCAGTCCCCAACAGGGAACGACGTGGGCGAGGCGGCATCGATAAAAGCCCGTAGATACTGCATTGCGCCCGTAGCTCAGTGGATAGAGCAACCGCCTTCTAATGGGTAAGCCTTAGCCTAACCCTTTGATTTCATTGGTTTAGGCTTGGCGAAAAAACCCCGAAAAACCTCTCTTTTCCGGGCGAGTCCCCAACAAATCCCCCAACGCTATCGGACCACCGTCATCTTCGCCCGGCGCTTCGCCGCGCGGTTGGCGGCGCCGGCAAGTTCCTGGTCGTCCAGCCCGATGTATTTCTGCGTCGTCGTCATGCTGGCGTGCCGCGCCAGAAGCCGGGTGGCGGTGGCTCCGGCGACCCGGTCGATGTCGGTGATGTAGGCCGCCCTCACGTCGTGGTAGCGGTGGGGGTGGGCGACGCCGGCCGCCTTGGCCGACGTGTTCCATGATTTCCGGATCGACTTCAGGGGCGCCCAGATCGAGCGACCCTCCGCATCGACGGCGGCGTCGTCGGGGATCTGGCCGAGTCGGAGCCGGCGGGCGGCCAGCACTCCGGGCCAGGTGACGAGATGATCCTGGCCGCGCCGGCGGGCTTGAGCCTCAAGCTGCAGGACGAGGGCCCAACCAATCTCGCCGCCGTGCAGGCGCTCGTCGCGACCGCTTTTCGTCGCGGCGCCCAGGAGCCGCAGGCAGCGCGCCTGGTGGTCGATGTGCCGCAGGCTCAGGGTCAGGGCCTCGCTGAGCCTGCAGCCGAAGAACCGGGCCAGCAGGGCGGCTTCCTGCGTCCAGGGAGGGGCCGCCTTGAGCCGGCTGGCCAGCTCGGCCTCCGGCATCGGCGTCGGCACCCGCTTGACCTCGAAAACCGGCGAAACGACGGGCGGGAACGGGAACGCGCTGTGACCCGTCATAGGGTCTTGAGTCTTGTGAGCGATGTCCAAGGCGCACCGCAGCACGTCGAGACAGTGGTTGACCTCGGAAGCAGAGCGCGGCCGGTCCAGATCGCGCCAAAGCCGGGGATTGCCGTAGTCGGCCTCGGCGATCTTGCGCGGGCCGCCCAGCCAGACCCGGCGCTTCTGGGCAACCGCGAATGCGCGATACCCCTCGACGGCCGGGCCGTCTATTTCGGCGATCAAGCGGCCAGGGCCGAAATACCGCAGCAGCTCCCCGAGAATCCGCCGCACGCTGGCGACATGGCTCGCGCTGCTGTCTACTTGTCGGGCGATGTGGTGGGACAGCGCCTGGGCCAAGAGGTAGCCTCCTGGCCGGATGCCGCTCTTCGCCATGGCCTGGTGGGTCTTGGCGGCGGCGCGGGCGCGAGCCTCGGCGTCTTGGGCCTCGGCACGCTTTGTTGCGGGCGTCCCGTCTGGCCTCAGGCAGTAGCCGCGATACCGCTGGCGGCTCAGGGTGAAGTCGTAAACCCAGCGATCGTCACGTTGCGAGTTCCGAAAAACGGTCATTGAGGGGGCACCCTAAATCCGAACGCCGAGCCTTCGCAACGACGCCAAAGTTTCCTGAAGGACTGCGGAACCTCTTTGCGCCGGCCGGGGCGGCGCCGGGGCTTGCCTGGCCTCGCCGCCGATCGTGTGCCTGCGCTGGTAAGCCTTGATCGAGGAGGCGTGTACGCGGACCCCGCGCGGCGCCTTGCCGTCGACGAACTTGCCGACGCGGTGGCCGATCAGCTGGTTGGCGTCGAGCAGCTCGCGGACCGTTGAGGCCGCGCACCCCAACCGGCGCGCGGCCTCGGCTACCGTCACCGACTCGTCGGTGTCATCGTCGCGGTTGGCATCGGTAATGGCGAAGCGAATCATGGCTATTCCGGCGCGTGGCGGGAGAGTTCGATCTGGCACCGGGTCATCACTCCTTAGACGCTTCCGCCCAGCATCGTTCACCGAACGCGGTCGCGATCTGCAAAACGCGCTTAATGTCCGCGTCATTCTGGGGCGGCGAATCCTCTAGAATCCGCAGCAAAGCGCCGATGTGTTCGCTCAATGTCTCGGCTGTCTCCACAGGCACCACCGCCATCCCTTTGTCGTGGAGGGCGGAAAAGGCGCGTTCGGCGCTATTGCGGCACGCCTCGCAGGTGGTGCCGGGGCCGCAGATTGCTGCCGCCATCACCTCTATGATCTTGTCGCGGATTGAAACAGTAATCATCGAGCGTCTCCGTTGCCGCGCGGAGTGCCGTGAAACTTGCACACGTCGGCAAGCGGGCAGTGATTAAACAGCCTGTCGCCCTTGGCTGGGCATTTGTCCCAAATGCACTCCCCGTCTTTGCGCGAGGCGCGGCAAGCCGAATAGCACCTGTTTTCGAGTCCCATGTTCGGCTCGGCAAATGTGCAATCTCTTAGAGCTTCTGTGATTTCTTCGTGCAGTGCGCTTAATTTATCCGCCAACTGCGTTACGCCGCTCATCTCGGCCTCTGGTAACGGCGCGTGACGGTCCATTGCGTCCATCATCATCGCTTCGGCGTGGACAGACGGGAGCGCCCGGCGCAGCAAGTCCTTTAGTTTCACAATCTCATCTTCTGATTTACTCATCTGCCAGACTCCATCAATGACTTGTCCTTCACAGGGGAGAGAGCGCGGATTTCGAGGGCGATCCGGGCGGCGGCGTCCATAGCAGCCTCCTCAGATCGTGAGAGCTGTGTGCCGTGGTTGAAGAGCGGGGACAGTCGCGCATACTGGTCCGCCACCTCCGCCGCTTCTTCCAGCGCCT